CGATTTTAAGGGCGTATCAGGGACTCGTTGGGGTTTGCTTAACGCAGTTACCCAATATGTAGACCACGAACGCGGCTACAACGCTGACAACCGTCTCAGTAACGCTTGGTTCGGTTATGGCAATAGACTAAAAACTGAAGCTGAGGAGTTGTTGGTTGGGAATTTAATGTAAAAATTTTTTTTACTTTGCATATTTTTTTGTTTTATAATGAACGTGTAGCAAGGGGCTACGCGTTCAAAGGGGAATCATTATGAAGTGGGAAAACAACCAAACACGGCAAGTTGCTCTTACCGTTTTCGATTTGTTTGATTTGCAAGACCATCCTTGGGTAGATTCTTCGTCTAGCGGCGAGGTTGCTAACTACCTGTGTCTTGTTGCGAAACGAATCGTTTCAAACAGAGGTGATGATTTGTCAGCGGTTAACTGGTCACAAATTGCCAATCACTTAACTCAATCTCAAAGGGGAATGTAATGAAAAAAATCTATGCACTAAACGAGCATGGTTTGGCTTTGCTTAAAACACTGGTCAATCAAGATTCAGATGAGTTTATTGATGCTGTGGTTGACCTTGAAAACGCAATGGAAGATGAAGATATGCCGATTTTTGGCGAAACCGTGTTCGGCGACGAGCATTTTGAAGAAATCAAAGGAGAGTGGAAATGAACAACATAGCAAAGGCTTTTGTAGCCGCCAAGCGCGAATTTGCGCCAGCACTTAAAACGAGCACCAACCCGCATTTCAAAAGCAAGTACGCTGACCTAGCTGGTTGTTTGGAAGCTGTCAACGAGGCGCTGTTAAACCAAGGTATTGCGCTACTTCAAGAAACATCAGAGGACGCCACAGGCGTAACAGTCGAAACCGTGTTTATGCACGAATCAGGCGAGACAATACGCGGCGGCAAACTGCACGTTCCAGCTAGTAAACAAGACCCGCAGGGTTACGGTAGCGCTCTTACCTATGCGCGTCGATACTCGGTTATGGCGGCTTGCGGCATCGCGGCAGAGGACGACGACGGTAACGCGGCGTCACGCAAACACAAATACGTCATGGATGCAGATGTGTTTAACGGCTACTTAACAGCAGTCGAAACAGCCGACAGTTTAGATAATTTGAAACTGCATTACGCTATTGCGCTCAAGGCTTGCGGGACAGACCCAGAGTTGAAGTCGCAAATCATCGCCGCTAAAGATGCACGAAAGGCAGAACTGTAATGGAACAAAGAACCGATGAATGGTTCTCGGCTCGCGCTGGCAAAGTAACCGCCAGCCGAGTTGCAGACCTAATGGCTAAGACCAAGTCGGGCTACTCAGCCAGCCGCGAGAACTACATGGCTCAGTTAATAGTTGAACGGTTCACGGGCGACAAAGGTGAATCGTTTACTAACGCGGCTATGGCTTGGGGTACAGAACAGGAGCCATTTGCACGGGCGGCTTACGAGGCGCGTGAGGGCGTTTTTGTTGATGAGGTTGGCTTTGTACCCCACCCGACTATCGACGACGCTGGCGCGTCTCCTGACGGCTTGGTGGGCGACGATGGCTTGGTTGAGATTAAGTGCCCAAACACCGCGACGATGATTGATACCCTTATCAATGAAACCATACCAAACAAATACTACGCGCAGATGCAGATGCAGATGGCTTGCACAGGTCGTGCGTGGTGTGATTATGTGGTCTTTGACCCAAGGATGCCGAGCAACGCTCAACTATTCGTTAAGCGCGTAGCGCGTGATGATAAGTTTGTTGCCGACATGGAGAGCGAAATCACCAAGTTCTTGGACGAGGTAAACGCTAAATTTAAAACTTTACAAACCAAACTAGGAGCGTAAGCATGAAAACACAGATTGAAGCAATCTTGGCTCACCTGAACCGTAAATCTATCACCCCGTTGGAGGCGTTGGATAAGTATGGGTGTTTTAGACTGGCGGCGGTCATCCACACACTTCGAAGTCGTGGAGTTCCAATCAAGACCGTTGACAAGACTGAAAACGGCAAAACCTTTGCACAGTATTTTTTAATCAAGGAGTAAATCAAATGGCATACACACCACAAGAGGGCGGCGGCGCATTGTTCAAGAACGATAAGGGTGACAACCCTGCGCGACCAGATTATCGAGGCGACATTATGTTGGGCGGCGTACTGTACGAGGTAGCTGGCTGGATTAAACCAAAGCCATCAAACCCGTCTGAAAAGTACATGAGTTTGGTAGCCAAAGCAAAAGACCAAGCGCAAGCCAAGTCAGCACCAGTTAAGCAAACAGAGCCTGACTTTGACGACGATATGCCGTTCTAAGGTATGGATAACCTAGTAGGCATCGCGTTAGTGGCTATCCTTGGTGGTAGCTGGCTAACGCACATCATTGTCTGCCTAGCTGAGGAATCGTGGGGGTTCCTCATCGCTGGCGCTTTATTCTTCCCAGTCGCTTGGATACACGGCATTGGCGTGTGGTTCGGCGCTTGGTAAATCACAAAGGAAAATTATGAAAACTAAAGATATAACAACCAAATTTGTCACTATGCGGCTACCCATCGAAGTTTACGAAAGGATTAAGGCTGAAGCTAAGGCTGAGTCGCGTTCGGTGTCGGGTCATATCGCCTTTTTGTTGAAAAAACAACTGGGCTGACCCGTACTAAAATTATTTTTACTCACCCTTGTTTATTTGTGGTTTTTTGTGGTTATAATTAATCATCGCAACACACAAGGGGGAATTCAAATGACAACAGCACAACAATACCGCGACTCAGCTTCTAAGCATATTGACGCTAGCTACGAATCATTCGAGCGCTGTGACACCGATGGCTTTATGAGCCAATGGGCGCACGACATTATGGCGCAAGTTGACCGAGAAAAAGCCGCAATTATCGAGAACGGCAACATGGCTGTTTTTGGCGGCTTGTATGATGGCGACCGTCGCGTTATGGCAAAAGTCATTGATACAAAATTTGGCGCATCTTGGCTTTTATCTGATGATGAGGCGGCAAAATACGGTCGCAAGTTTGTTCCCATCGGGACTAACAGTCGCGTTCAAAAGCAACTTGGCTTGTCTGAGCGCGATGAGATGGCTCCTGCATGGGTAACCACTGGCGGCGCTTCAATCACCAGCGTTCGCGCCATTGTTTTCCGCACTGGCGACAAATGGGGTTCAGACGCGGTTTTGTGCCAACAATAATCAAAAGGGGAATACCATGCAAGACTACAACTACGAACCAGCAGAAAGCGAGCCGTATGACGTTGAGGCGGCGCAAGCCGCTGAAGACCGAGAGGCTGAAAAGTACGATATTGAAAAAGATTGGGAGAATTGAAATGAAAGACGTTTTATCAGCAGTATTAGTCGCGGTCATAATGACCGTCCCTGCAATCATTGTGGTGGCTCTTTCATGAAAGGCTACAACACGGGGAAAGTCATCATCGGATGCAACTACCAGCCTAAACGGTCGTATATGGACGACTTGAGCATTTTCTGGCAGGGTCACTTGATTGCAAAGAAAAAGTCGGTTTTAGAGCGTTTTCGTGAGTTTTTACAAGGGGAGAATATATGAGCAATAAAATCACAGGTGGGCCAGCGTTTCCCACACATAGTGCGAGTGACCATCACGCTGGCATGACTATGCGAGATTATTTCGCGGCTAAAGCTATGGCTAGCCTGATGAAAGATTTCATGGAAAAAGAATTACATCTAGAATACCCAAAAACGGAATGGATGGAGGGGCTTTGTTTGGACGCCTACCGAATGGCTGACGCCATGTTGAAAGAGAGGGAGTTATGAACGAACGAACCAAATGGCTGAAAGAGATTGAAGTGGCTCAGACCATGACCACAAACAAGATGAGTGGTGTCTACACCTGTCCAGAATTGAAGTCCAGCACAATGCGGGTTGGTCAGGATGACCACGCAGAGCATCCTAGTCGCAGGGGTAACACCCTGTATTACCGTGACGGTCGCACAAAGAGAGTTACGTTATGAGTTACGCAAATATTGAAATGAAAATCGTCCAGTGGGCAGAAGCTCGACGCATCATTCAGAACAGCACCGCAGAAGCCCAGTTGCTCAAAGCCGTGTCTGAGATGGGCGAACTGGCAGACGCCACCATCAAGCACGATGAGGATGGCATCATTGACGCCGTTGGTGATGTGATGGTCTGCTTGGTGAACTACTGTGCAATCAAGGACATTAGCTTGGTCAATTGCATGGAAGTTGCCTACGACCAGATTCAGCACCGTAAGGGCAAGTTAATGCCAAATGGGGTGTTTATTAAAGAATGAAATGCCCCCACGAAAACTGTGGGGCTTGGGCTGACGTAAAAGAGACAAGGCAGCGGCAAGACGGTTCAAA